CACTAGTCGCACCTGCAATGTCGATAACCGCAGACTGCGCCATCAAAGCGAAGCCGACGTTTGCTACATCAGTGCCAACAGTAGAACCAGTAGTATCTTTGATTGTCCCAGCTTTGACGGGACCTGAAAAAGTAGTTGTAGCCATTAGATATTCCTCACATGCGAGTTTAGTGTACCTGTCTGCATGACGTCAGCTAGGTCTGTCAGATACACGTTAATTTTTCCTAGTACCGTCTTTGTATCACGAGATATAAAATCAGTCAAATAAAAAAGGGGCCGAAGCCCCTTCTAGTATTAACTCTGCTAGATTATGCTCCAGCTGAGCCAAAGATACCCAAAGGATCAGAAACACCGAATGAGTAACGCTCACGAGCTTTGTATCGGCTGTTGCCTGTGTCAAAGTCGGCGTCCATTGATGTCTGCATGGGTGTACGCACAAAGTGCTTAAGACCGTTAGGAACGTCAGTTAACAAGAACCAAGCGTTAGTGTCGGTCAAGTAGTGGTTAACCGCATAGCCTTCAGGGATTGATCCGTTGTTACGAAGCGCGTTCAGATCGTTGTCGGCAGTTGCCACACGTCCTTCAGTTTCGAGCAAGCGAGTTGCAACGAATTGTAATGAAGGGGGTACGATCAGTTTACGAGGCTTAGCAGCAATCAGAAGACCACGCTCATCCGTCCAACCCGCAATCTGAATAACAGCCGCTTCCAAAGAAGTTTCGTTAAGGTCAGCAGCAACAGCTGGAGCGTTTGAGTTAACTCCACCAGAAACAAGTGGGTGGTCGGTAGCACATAAAGCTTTACCATCACCGTAAGTTACGCCAGAGAACGCATTGTTCAAGATAGACGCAGCTTTAACTTGCTTGGTGTATGCCATAGCGCGAGCCAATGCTTTGGTGTAACGAGATGACAAAGAGTCATACAAGTTATCTTCAATCGCTTCTTCAGTGATTGAAAAGCCCATCGCAATAGTTTCGTGCGTGTAGCGAGCGGTCCATGCTTCTTGTGCATTGTCGTATTCGATGGCAGAGCCTTCGTTTTTAACAGGTGCAGCAGAGAAGCCTGAAAGCTTGGTTTCTTCTTCAAAAGAACGATCAGAAGTTTCAGTTTCGAAGATTTCTGAGTGCTCTTCACCATATTTTGCGTACTCCATACCGAACAGAGCGTTCAGTCCGGGCAGGAGTTCTTTCAGTAGCTGGGCGCGTGAAATTGCCATCGCTTAATTCTCCTTATACGCCAGTGGTATTGTTGTACTGGTGACCGGCATTCCACTTAACGTAGGCTTCCGTATATCCACCAGAGGTGTTTTTAGTTTCCTCAACCAAACCGACAATACGGAAGGGGAGAGTGTTTGTAGTAGCTGAAGTGTCAGAGATCGCGCACAAAGACTTGCCAGTGGTTGAATCACCTGCGTTATTTACGCCAGCTACGTTTGCACCAATGTCAGTTTGTGCAAGATCGCCGATTGTCGTACCAGAAGATACAACAGCGACTTTGAACAATACATTAGTATCATCTACTACATAAGCTTCGATATCGCTAGCGACAGTACTAGCAGGGTAGTATTGGCTGAATAACTTATAGCCCAAAGTAGGGTCAGTATAAGAACATCCAACAAAAACACCTACAGGCGTCATGGCGGCATCGAAATCATCACGTTCTACAGTTCCACCGGTAACCAACTTAACTGCGTCTCCGTTAAAGATAGAAGTAGCATAGCCACTAGCAATCTTAAAGTGACGAGTTACACCCGCATAAGGAGTGCCACTAAGTAGTTTTACCGGAACCAGTCCATAAGGACCACTAACAGCTGGATAAGCCATAATTAGCTCCTATTAAGTTCCTTTACCAAACGTAACCTTCGTCTTTCTCTCGTTGAACAAAGGCATACGCGGATCGTTTTCTCTCATTAAATAGTTATCCACGGATTCCATCTGTGATCTAGCCTGTTGGTTATAGTAGTCGTTACGTTCCTCTACCATCTCAACAGGTGCCTTACACAGCATCAATCCACCGATAACTACGTTGTCTTTGAAGCGCTCGTTTTCTACGGAGACCATCGTGATTTCAGGGTGATCGCTTGCTTTCACAGGCTCCCATCCTTCACGGATTTTCGAGGAAACGTTAGTGGCATCGACTTGACCTTGCGTACTTACCCGTACCCAATGGAATTTGTATCCGTCTTCGGGTTCAGGACTTGGTAAGAGTTCGGGACGTTGCCATGAACGCTTGCGCGTGGTTTGTTCCCTAGTCTCTAAGTCTCGCTTAATTCTATTCTCAGCCATTATCCATTCCTCGTTAAGTCAGCAACCTGTTTGGCGTATTGTTCCAGTGGTACTCCAAGCCTTCTAGCAATAGCAATTTGTGTTTGCGTTAATTTCACCTTTCTAAGTGCCGTGCTCCGCGTAGCGGGTGCAACCACATTTTGATTCCTTTTCGGCTTGTCAACCTCCTGTGTTTGTGCGTCCTCGAAGTTTTCGGGAAACACTTGTCGCATACGAGCATTAATGCTCTGGTAGTAATCATCACTTTGTGGATCAACTCCATTCGTAACCAACTTCTTGTGCAACCCCAGAGCGAAGCTGGTCATTTCATCGTCCGTACCGAACCACGGATTGGCATCTGCCCATTGTACCGCTTTATCGTCCGGTTTAACTATTACTGGGGCGACAGTATTCTCTTCTTGTGTTTGTACCTCATTATTCTCCTCTTGTAAAGCGGGAACTTTAAAGTTTTCAACACGTTCGCTTCGCAACCTCGCGGAAGTTAGCTTATCTTGAGCTTCTAGTAGTGCATCGCCGTTACCAGATTCGTACGCGTCTTTGTACGCACGCTTCGCCTGTTCTAGCTCTACAGCAACTTGTTTTTTAGCTTGTTCGATCAAAACAGCTTGGTTTTTAGATACTGTACCCTTTAACTTGTGATTCTCATCCACAAGCTTTTGAGCCAGTCTTTCAAGCTCTTCACGTTCGCGCATTGCCTGTTCTTTTGCTCGGCGCTCATCGTGGTACCCTTTCGTAAAGTGCTGAATACGTTTACGAACTTTGTCGCTATATGCTTCTAGCTCTTCTTCAGTGACATCTTCGGGAGGTTCTGACGGTTTACGTCCCCGATCTTCTGGTGGGGTATCGTCAATAATCTCAATGTCAAAATCATCGGTCGTTTCTTCTACTTTCTTTCTACCAGACGTGTCAATCGTCTCGGCAGATGAACCCTCTATTTCAAGACTCTTTTCATTATCTGGATCAGGAAAGTCAAACTCTACTTTTTCAAATGGCATAATTTATTTCCTCAAACTCGCTGCACACCACGGGGGTCTGCGACTACGGCCTCGATAGAGTCGTCATTCATTAGACGATACTCGACACCACCAATTTTAAACCGCGTACCAGTATTGGCACGGAACATCACATAGTCACCAGCTTTACACCAAGGACCTGTCGGGAACCGATCTACGTCAGAGTAGGCTTGCTCGCCCATATCCAACACAAGCCCAATAATCGACAGTACCGACTCGTGGGTTTTTGTGATCGAAGCCTTGAACAACCCACTACCCTCGAAAGTTTCTTCGATTTCAGGCATAGCTATAAGTACTCTGTACCCAACAGGTTTTGGTAGTTGTAGTTCTAAGTCATCATCTGAGATCGGTTCTATATTTTCTGCTGCGTCAGTCATCGTCACCATCCATATAATTGCGCGAGAGGTCTTCTATGATTGCATGTGCGGAGCGTAGACCCCGTAATAGCCCGCACACTTCCCTATACTCTGAATAGTCTTTCGGACCACCCGATGATAGGAAATTCTCTGCAGAGGACGCTTGTTCCTCGATCTTATCTTGAAGCACGTCAAAGACGGTTTTAGCCATTTGTTACTCCTTTTTAGGGGTATTCTGGTTGTTTTTTGTAGCGCCTATCATCTTCATCAGGTCCATATTGCGCTGTTGTTGTGCTTGTTCGCGTTGGGCGCGTATCTTAACACCCTCGGTTTTAGCCTGTATTGCCACTTCTTGCTGGTCAATTTTTAACCGTTCTGCCTCAATCATAGCGTCAAGGAGGTCTTTTTTGGCTTTACGTTCTGCTTCGGTTTCTTTAGCCTGTGCATCTGCCATATCTTTCTGAGATTTACGCTGCACTTCGGCTTGCTTGATCGCCAATTCTTGCTGCTTGAGCTGGAACATTGGGTCTTGAGCTTGCTGTTGTGCGGCGGCTTGCGCTGCTTGCTGTTGTTTTGCTTGAGTGAGTTGTTGACCTGCATCTGCCACCAACCGAGACAACTGAACCTCGATTTCTTCTGGCATCTCCTGCCCCGGTGCAGGGAGTGTTACGCCCAACTTCTCCTCGATCTGCTGACGGTACTGGAACCCTAAGTGCTCTGCGATGTGTGCCTGTAGTGACGCCATAATCTGCTGTGCTTGTGGGTTCTGCCCGATCATCTGAGCGACCTGTGGGTCTTGCATAAACGCCATGTGTGACCCTATGTGCGCTTGGTGATCTTGATAAATAAACGCTTTCATCGGCTTACCGACCAACGCCGCCATGTTCTCACTAACTGGGTCTGTGGGCTTCATATCGTCGTCCAGAGGTATCAGCTTCTCAGCGTTTTTAATGCCTAAAACCTCAATCATCTGTCGGTGCAGTTGTGGTAAGTCGTATATCTGAGGTGCGGTCTGCGCCATCTGCAACGCCGCTTGGTACTGCACAACCCGCTGAGCCATCGTAGAGCTGTTAGGGTCGCTGACGGGGATCACGTCCACCATCATATAGTCTTCGGCTTTCGCAGTAACATCCCCACGTATAGGGTTATATCCGTATTCTGCTGGGGCATACTCAGCCATGATCGCTTTGAGGAGCTTAAACTCCTGCTTCATCGCGTAGTGAACCCGAGCCTGTACCGCCGCCATTGGCTTCAATGTTCTCTCTAACAGAGCCAGAGTGGTACCAACAGGAGCGTTTGCCGACATATCAGAGACGTTTAGATCACTGATTGCCCCTAACCTGCGACCTTCGTTTGTAATGCGGTCTAACAACGAAAGCAAAGTCTGGCTAGGCTCCTTGTATGGCAGGGGCATGATGTTGTCGCGTATGCTACCTGATGGCACATCGACATCCTTCCATTCCCCCGGCGGAATTGGTGAGTCGTCACCTTTGATTCGCAGCCCACGAGTCTTTAACCCACCCGGCAAGTTCGCCAGTGTACCCGCATCTACAAGCTGTCGAATCAGCGACGTCCCCGCCCGAGCGTAACCACCAATAATGTGGATCAACCCAAGCCCATAAAATCCAAACCCCGGCACGTACACGTAGTGGACAAAGTGCTGGCGCTTCAACATCAGCATGTCATCCTCGTTCCAGTTTCGGCGTATTGCCAAAACCTCGTTACTGCCTCGGTCAATCGTTACAACGTACGGCTTCGCAATGTCATCGTCGTCGTTATCAATGTCGTCTAGCACAAGATCTGCATGGATTTCGTAAAGGGCGTAGCGGTCGTCATCTGTTAAGTTAAACCCGCCTTCTTCCGCTTTCTTCTGTTCGATGTCGGTGTGAAATGCTTGGGGGTCTCCTAACTCTATGTCTCTGTAGAATCCCGCTGCTTGTAGCTTGCGCATCTCGTTTTTTGTCTTACGCATGATATGCGTGACTCGCTCAGCAGACTCAATATGACTCGCACCGTAGGGCACAATAACGTCTTCTGCTGGGATATAAATACTAATTTGACGTCCCAAATTGGGATCATAGTACACTTTCTTAAACGCTGACCCTGCCAAACCTAAGCTGTACAGCATCCGCTCGTGCTCTGGTCGGTACTCCACCATTCTTTCAGTAAGCTCGTAGTTCATATCCCCACGGACACGTTCTGCAGCTTCCATCTTCTCGGGGGTCTCATCCCCTAAAATCTTAGTCCGTACAGGACCTGCAGCGGGGAAAGTTTCGCTCATTGTCTCTGCTTGGAACCGGATTGCAGCTTCGGCTAGCACTGTTGAAAACACCCCACAGGCACCGTTCCAAGGGTCTGTCCGCTCTTCGTACTTGAACCCAAGCACATCTAAACCTGCTACAAAGGTATCCGCCCAGTCTTTTCTAGCGTCAACATCAGAGTCAACCAACCCAACCAAATCGTTAGCCAGCAGACTCAACGCGTTGTCGCTCATAAACTCAGCGAGGTTGTCTCCAAACTCCGTCGGCTCATCTAAGCCTTCACTAGGGATAAGAGTGATTTCTACGGACCCATCGTCCAGCGTCACCATCTCAGGGTCTACAATCTCGATATCCAGTGCAACTTCTGCACCTTCTTCCATCATTTCGTCGTCTATACCCTCTGGGGCAGAATATAATCCTTTTTCAATAGCCATTTCGTATCCTCATCAGTAATACCCGCCCGAACGTCGTTTGAAGTACTGTTGTTCCTCTGGTTCATCCGACGGCAGCCTAATAAATCCACCCTGTCTAAACCGCATTAGTGCCATCACCGTCGAGTCCACAAGATCGTCGTGACTACCGAAAGGAAACGCCGCGATCTCTTCTACTACTTCTTCCGCCCAACGTGTTTGTGGTACCCACACTAACCCAGAAGCTACGATATCTGCAACTGAGTTTAGTCGCGCTAGTTTATCACCAGAACCTCTGTGGGGGGTATATTCTTGCACTGGTAGCCCCATTCGTCGCATTTCTTGGTACAGTGCGGTACCTGCTGACTTCTTCTCCACAATAAACGCGTCTGGTTCCCACTCTTCGTAACTCTCCATTGCCACTCTTTTAAGCTCTGGAAACTCGAATCTATCCTTAATGCTGTTTAGCAAGATTATGTTGTAAGCGCCTGTTTCTTCATTAAAAAAGACTCCCCACGTAGTGATCGCAGTGTAGTCCGCACGGTTGTGTGTCTCTGCGGCAGCGTCCAGTGATGTGATTATGTACTCGCACGGGGGTGGGTCCTCTTGCCCCCACGACTGCCACCACTCTCTTTTTACTAGGGCGGCTTCTTCTGCTGTGGGTTTTTGCTGATACTGAGCGTTCCACTGGAACACAGGCATTGACGCTTTGGTTCTGAGTAGCGCTTCTAGATCAAAAAACTCAGGCCATAGGGGTTTCTGTATCGGACTGCCTGTGCCTTTGTCCACCACGTCCAGTAGGGCAGGAAACTCGACGACGTCGTATTGATCCGCTTTTTCGTTCTTCGCCATATCACGAGTAACACGCCCTGTTAAATCATCGAGATGCCAGCGTGTTTGGATAATCGCAACTCTTCCTCCGGGCATGAGACGTGTACGTGCACCGAATGTGAACCACTCATACGCTTTCTCAAACACCTCGAAATTTCCATTGATGACGTCTTGTTCTGAGTGGGGATCATCGACAAGTAACAAGTCAGCACCACGACCGGCGATAGACGACCCAATACCGCAAGCGTAATACTCGCCACCAGCATTAGTATTCCAACGACCTGCAGACTTAGAATCAGAAGCGAGATTAACATGCGGAAACACCTCTCTGTAGGTATCAGTAGCAATTAAGTTACGCACCTTTCGACCAAAATCTACCGCTAAATCTGTGGTGTGGGATACCATCATAACTTTCTTGTTTGGATTACGCCCCAAAAACCACGCAGGGAACATAATAGAAACAAGTTGTGACTTACCATGTCGAGGCGGGATGTTGACGCAAATTCTATCTTTCTCC